CTTAATTCCCTTTCCGTTATTCTATTATTCATAATGAAAATATATTTTATTATAAATAGTATAAAATGTATATTTCATATAAAAATAATATGATGAATAATATTCGATTAGTAGTTAAATATAAAAAAGACGGTTCAACATTTGTCAATTTTGAAAGCGCATATAAAAAACACGTTGATTGGGAAAAATTTTCCGATGACGATTATGAAGAAATGTTGAAGTCTGCACTTCTGGCAATCGAAGAATGGAGACAACAATTTGTTATTAACCGGTCATACTCATTTGAGTAACTGGGGGAAAATAATAAGAGATGTAATCACAAAACTACATCTCTTATCATAAATTCCTTAAAGTCTTTAACTTCATTCTTTTTAGTATGCTAAAACACAATAATCCGGACGCAAATTAAAAGTTATAGTAGAAATTTCATCCGTATTGTAATCCAATTCTCCAAAATTAACATCACCAGCTATCATACAATTCACCAGTATCCATTTTTGAACCACAACACCGGTAGGATCAAGCATCTCTAATTCACAATTACGCTTATAACCAGCAGCATAACCCTGTCTACCTGTCACCGACTCCGAATGCAATCTAACCCACTCCATAACAGCCTGACTCGTTGACGGACCTATCGTATCTCTTAATTCAACAGATATTTGTTCCCATTTATATCTACCAACCACCCAAGTTGAAGTATTTAAAAATTGAATTTCCACTTCATTCATATTAATTTTAGGTCTCGATGTCTTTTTTACCCACCATTCCTGTATCCCAAGATCAGATGGAAATCTTAATAAAAATCTATTTTGTCGTAATGGCTCGTAGACAAGTGGAAGTTTGATCAATAAATCACTCATAATATTTTTGTTTTTTTTATCTTATTCATCAATAAAGAAATATTATTATATATTCTATTTTCATATAAATAGTCAAATTTTATTTTTTTTATATTGAATTTTGTATAGTAAAAAATTTCAATTTTTTTTTCTTCACATAAAATAAATTTAATATTATCCCGTTCTGTTACTTTTTCCAATTCTTCTTCCCCTCCAAAATGTTTCACAGGTTCAAAATGTTGTTGTCCTTGACATTCTATTGCAATGTTATATTCTGATAAATAGAAATCTAATTTTAGATTTGATTTGTGTTTTAACCATGTAAATGTTTTCTGACTCTCAAATACTATATTATTATCCAATAACATTCTTTCTATTTCCCTTTCAAGTTGACTTGCACTACATTTTGAACACCCATGTCCTTGTTTATGTTCATATGCCGTTTCAATAAAATCACCATGAATCGGACAAGTTATTATTATTTTTGAACGCGCATCTGTGTATTCTGATTTTGTATAATCAAAGAAATCATTATGTATCAATTTACAATGTTCAAAAAATTTATTTCCGATTCTGCGTTTGTATGTTATACCTTTTTTTTTATTCCCACAAGATGGACACCCTCTTTTTTTGGTTAAATGTTTATGCATGGATTGATAAAATTCGTACCCACATATCTTACATTTCATTTCCCCTGTCGTCATATAATCTTTGTAAATAAATTTAGAATAATCAATAACATCTCCATGTATTTGTAATGCTCTTTTAATTGATTTTAGTTTTTGTTCTTCAGGGTTGATAATCCTCATAATTATATCATTATAATATAATTATAAATAGTACAATTTTCTTTTTCTGAATACACAATTTTATTATAGCGAGAATTTTATAAAATAATATCAAACTTTATGGTCATTAAATTCCTTTAATTCATTTAAAGGCAATTATGTTTTTCTTTCTATTTATAAGAAATAAATCAAAAGAAAATTATGAGCAAAGAACTATTGATAGATTCAATCAAAGACAGAATCTACACCAACACAGAAAGAAAAATCAAAGGCGATGTAATACAGGAAGTCCTTGTGGATATAGTCGAAGAAACTTATCCAACCGAAATAAATTTTGAACATAACCACGACGACACTTATGCCGAAATAGAACATATACACGATAATCCTTGGTGTCAAAAAGAAGATGTACGTACTGTTACTTTACCAACAAATATGGATCGTGTCAGTTCTCAAATCTGGAACGGAAAATTGTACATGCCAAAATATCAGGGTACCACCATTGAAATTTTTGATTTACAAGCAGAAACTACAAGAACAGTTACTTTGCTAACAAATATGTATCGTGCCGATCCTCAAATATGGAACGGAAAATTGTACATGCCTGAATATGGTGGTACCACCCTTGAAATTTTTGATTTAGCAACAGAAACAACAAGAACTGTTACTTTACCAACAAGTATGAGTCGTAGAACATCTCAAATCTGGAACGGGAAATTGTACATGCCAGAATATAATGGTACAACCCTTGAAATTTTTGATTTAGCAACAGAAACTACAAGAACTGTTACGTTACCTACAACAATAATGCGTACCACTTCTAAAATCTGGAACGGAAAATTGTATATACCAGGAAATAGTGGGACAACCCTTGAAATTTTTGATTTACAAGCAGAAACTACAAGAACGGTTACTTTACCAACAAATATGAATCGTTACACTTCTCAAATATGGAACGGAAAATTGTACATGCCACAAGGATATAATGGAACAACCCTTGAAATTTTTGATTTAGCAACAGAAACTACAAGAACGGTAACTTTAACAAATATGCATCGTTCCACATCTCAAATATGGAACGGAAAATTGTATATGCCACAAAGTCAGGGTACAACCCTTGAAATTTTTGATTTACAAGCAGAAACCACAAGAACTGTTACTTTACCAAAAAGTATGGAACGTTTCACTTCTCAAATCTGGAACGGAAAATTGTACATGCCACAAAATAGTGGTACAACCCTTGAAATTTTTGATTTGGAAGGTTGTTTCTTTACGGAAGATACAGAAACCGTAAAATTAAGCGGTAGCGGGTTGCCAGATGATCCTTTGAAAGCAGAAATAATCGCAGAACCATTGATTGAATCAGTGGGAATGGGATTAAAATTATCACCAACAAAAGAATTAACATCCACTTGGTGTCAAAAAGAAGGTAATGCTCGTACATTAACTTTACCAACAAGTATGGGTCGTCAAACTTCTCAAATTTGGAACGGAAAATTGTATATGATAGAATATAGTGGAACAACCCTTGAAATTTTTGATTTACAAGCAGAAACTACTAGAACCGTTACTTTACCAACAAGTATGGTTCGTCCCACTTCTCAAATTTGGAACGGAAAATTGTATATGCCTCAATTTGATGGTACAACCCTTGAAATTTTTGATTTACAAGCAGAAACTACTAGAACCGTTACTTTACCAACAAATATGTGGCGTTTCACTTCTCAAATTTGGAATGAAAAATTGTACATGCCTCAATATGATGGTACAACCCTTGAAATTTTTGATTTACAAGCAGAAACTACTAGAACCATTACTTTACCGACAAGTATGTATCGTTCCACTTCTCAAATTTGGAACGGAAAATTGTACATGCCACAAGGATGGAATGGAACAACTCTTGAAATTTTTGATTTACAAGCAGAAACCACAAGAACGGTTACTTTACCAACAAGTATGCAACGTGTCACTTCTCACATTTGGAACGGAAAATTGTACATGCCAGGATATGGTGGTACAACCCTTGAAATTTTTGATTTACAAGTAGAAACTGCGAGAACTGTTACTTTACCAACAAATATGATTCGTAACACTTCTCAAATATGGAACGGAAAATTGTACATGCCACAAACTTATGGCACAACCCTTGAAATTTTTGATTTACAAGCAGAAACTATAAGAACCGTTACTTTACCAACAAATATGGAACGTCGAACTTCTCAAATTTGGAATGGAAAATTGTACATGCCTCAACAAAGTGGTACCACCCTTGAAATTTTTGATTTGGAAGGTTGTTTCTTTACGGAAGATACAGAAACCGTAAAATTAAGTGGTAGCGGGTTGCCAGATGATCCTTTGAAAGCAGAATTAGTCACTAAACCATTGATTGAATCTGTAGGAAAAGGTTTCAAAATATCACCGGCAAAAGAACTAAATTTCGACAGTCATGAAGAAAATCTACGTACTGTAGATTTATCAACAAAAATGTCGAATCTTACCGCTTCTCAAATATGGAACGGAAAATTGTACATACCACAAGATGCTGGAGGATCCATTGAAATTTTTGATTTACAAACAGAAACTACTAGAACTGTTACTTTATCAACAAGTATGAATCGTCAAACTTCTCAAATATGGAACGGAAAATTGTACATTCCACGAGATGGTGGTACAACCCTTGAAATTTTTGATTTAGTATCAGAAACTACTAGAACCGTTACTTTACCAACAATTATGGGTCGTCCCACTTCTCAAATATGGAATGGAAAATTATACATGCCTCAAGTTTGGGGTACCACCCTTGAAATTTTTGATTTACAAGCAGAAACCACAAGAACGGTTACTTCACTAATAAGCATGAATCTTTATACTTCTCAAATTTGGAACGGAAAATTATATATACCACGACATCAGGGTACAGACCTTGAAATTTTTGATTTAAAAGAAGAAACCACAAGAACTGTTACTTTACCAACAAGTATGAATCGTACCACATCTCAAATATGGAACGGAAAATTGTACATGCCAAATGGTAACGGTACTACCCTTGAAATTTTTGATTTGCAAACAGAAACCACAAGAACCGTTACTTTACCAACAAATATGATACGTTCCACTTCTCAAATATGGAACGGAAAATTGTACATGCCTAAAAATAATGGTACAACCCTTGAAATTTTTGATTTACAAGAAGAAACTACAAGATATGTTACTTTACCAACAAGTATGATGTGTAGTACTTCTCAAATTTGGAACGGAAAATTGTACTTAGTGAAAGTTGATTATTCATTATGTATAATTGAAATTTTCACTATTCAATCAGATTTATTGACTGATATTCAGTACTTGTTAGAGTCTGTAAATGAATTACAAAAACGATAAACTAAAGAAATTATGAGCAAACAATTATTAATAGATTCAATTAAAGACAGAATCTACACCAACACAGAAAGAAAAATCAAAGGCGATGTAATACAGGAAGTCCTTGTGGATATAGTCGAAGAAACATATCCAACCGAAATAAATTTTGAACACAACCACGACGACGTTTATGCAACAATAGAACATGCGCACGATAATCCTTGGTGTCAGGAAGAAGGTGTACGAACTATAACTTTACCAACAAGTATGGAGCGTTACACTTCTCAAATCTGGAACGGAAAATTGTATATGATAGAATATATTGGTACAACCCTTGAAATTTTTGACTTAAAAGCAGAAACCACTAGAACCGTTACTTTGCCGATAGATTCGTTGCGTCCCACTTCTCAAATCTGGAATGGAAAATTGTATATACCAGAACAAGGTAATTCTCTTGATATTTTTGATTTACAAACAGAAACCACAAGAAGAATAACTTTACCAACAGGTATGGATCGTTACACTTCTCAAATCTGGAATGGAAAATTGTACATGCCAGAAAGTTATGGTACAACCCTTGAAATTTTTGATCTACAAGCAGAAACCACAAGAACCGTTACTTTACCAACAAGTATGAATCGTTGGACTTCTCAAATCTGGAACGGAAAATTGTATATGCCACAAAATAATGGTACAACTCTTGAAATTTTTGATTTACAAACAGAAATATCGAGAACTCTGACTTTACCAAAAAGTATGTATTGTTACACCTCGCAAATTTGGAACGGAAAATTGTATATGCCACAAAATAATGGTACAACTCTTGAAATTTTTGACTTACAAGAAGAAACTATTAGAACTGTTACTTTACCAACAAATATGTGGCGTTTTACTTCTCAAATTTGGAACGGAAAATTGTATATGCCAGATCGTAATTATAACATCCTTGAAATTTTTGACTTACAAGAAGAAACTACTAGAACTGTTACTTTACCAACAAATATGAGTCGTCAAACTTCTCACATTTGGAACGGAAAATTG